ATGAATTTATTAATAACAATAAATAATGTAAATGTAAAATTAAGTGGTATAAGTATGAATGTAAATTTAAAAAATACTGACTTAGTAGGTGATTTATTAAAATTGTTTCAATACATAGTTCTTTTAGAAAATTATAGTGATGAATTGTTATCCAATCTCAAAAGATGTAAATTATTCACTAGAGATAGAATTGAGATGGATATTAATAAACAAATTAACGAATATTTTACAAATGATCATATTTTAGATATTTATGATAAAGGGGAAAATATATTTTATGCAATAATGATATAAATTTATATTGCAATAACTTCCTTTTTATATTTAGATTTAAATATCCTGATAATTCCATATTTATTCGTACAGATAAAGGTATGACCAATCTGACATAGAATATCGTTTTTAGTATATCTTCCTCTGATAATAGACATTTGTTTTAAATGTGTCGGATTAACAAATGGTAGTTCGTTAATGTGAGCGGGAGGAACCCAACTAATTTTAATTGGACCACCCGTTGTGTTTCTAATTTTTAAACTTCCCGAGAATTTATTGCGAGAAGGTTCAATATAATTTTCAATTGTAATAATTCCTAAGATATTATAGGTTCCATTTTTCTTCTTTACGAATTGTTTTGGATTTTGAATATTATCAACAGATGTATCATAATGTTTTAATCCACAAGGCATTAATGGATGAATATCCATAGTTGATGAACCACGAACTATATCACCAATATGAACAATAGCAACAATTATATATTTTGTTTGTCCACCGTTCCTCTCCGAATAATAGATAGCTTTCTCTATATCGTTTGTAAAATATATCCCTTTACCAAATAGACTACCATGAATCGGCATTGATGTTAGCCTAAAATCATCTCTAAGAATACCCATTAAATTACACCCATCTGTTCCGTGATATAAGATTTTTTCACCATGTTCTCCTAAAGAATTAAAATGCCTAATATATTTCCCTTTATTCGCATTATAGATTATATTACCCTGAGTATCATTATGAGTATCATAAATTATATTCGACGATGGATATTTATCTTTTAATGAGACAATAAGTTCATCTATTTGTCTTCCTTCAGGTCTTTCAACAAGCATCATTTCTTGGTACATATCATTATCATCCTCCGTTTCGTCTTCAGTTTCAAACATAGTATAAAGTTCTAATCCCATATCAAGATCTGTTGGCGGAGGGATTTTAATATATGAAGGTTTCGTTGCGATTGAATTCGTTTTAAGAATAAATTTTACAAGATCTTCTTTTTTCTTATATTTTGAATATCCACGATATTTAATCTTATTATCTTTACATATCGCTTTTAATTGAATTAATGAATTTTTTCTTAATTCAGAAGCTCTCATTTTATTGAAAATGTTTGTTTCTATTTAAATTATTTATTATATCAAATTTATGAAAATAAAAGGATAAATAATTATTAACCAAAATTTGATATTAATAAAAAAATATGGATTTATTATACTATGGATTATATCACTAAAGGATTTGATTATTTAGAGAATGATTCTTATTTATTCAAAGAAGAACTTTTACAAGAATGTTGGAAATTTGGGTACAATAAAGCATTAATAGTAGCTACATGTTTATATGATGAAAATATAAAAATCAGGAGAATTCTCAATCAATTAGAAGATGAAAATATTCAATATGTCGTTAAAGATTGTATGGAGGATATAATTCAAAAAATAATATAATCTATAATTATATTAAAATAGATGATCGTCGATCAAGATATAGTTCAAAGAATTAAAGTTGGTGGTATCTTTGTTCTTCAATTTTACAAGGTTTTGACAGGAACTTTGTTGACACTCTTTGTCCCTCAAGCTTGTTACTCCGAAATTACTGACGGGTCTGAAGAAAGAACTCTTCAAATCTGTACGCTTACTCAAAATTATGAAAACAACGAAGTCTATCATAGGGTAACTTTATATTGGAATTTTTTCTCTTTTTTATTGTTTATAATGTGTTATATCTTTGAGTTACGAAGAGAACATTGGGCGATCAAATTTTTGGATATCAATAATGATATACCTGATAATGCTCTTAAAGATAAAATAGTTGAAGAACCTCAGTTAGATAAGAAGATGGATCAATTAAATAAATTTTATTATCATTCATTGTTATTGACAAGTGGTGTTTATTTTATTAATGTTGGATTGATGATAAAAATATTAATAACTGAATATCATTCTGTATCTACTTTATCATGTTTTGTAAGTTTTGTTTTACTTGTAATGATGAAATTATACAATTCTTTATCTGTTGGATATCAATCGGTTAAAAATGATAAAATGATGAGTGCTTTTATGAGTGAGTTTGTTTCGTTTAATGTATTAGATTCAGATTATTTAGCGAATAAACAATTACAAAATAACCCTTAATTTTTTTTATTTTTATTTCATTATATGTATCCTATTGTTATTTTTACAAGTTATACTATTGCAGTTAGTGTGACAATGCCATATGTTGTTTCATATATATTCAAAGGTTAAATTTGATTTAAAGAGTTTATTTGAATATTTAATTAAAATTTATGGAAACATCGTCAAGATATCCTGAAGATCAAAATAAGAGTCATAAAGAATTATATGAAGAATATCGTAATAAATTCTGGAAAAAACATCATGAATATAAAAAATTGGAATCAAAATATTATGAATTAGAAACTAAACTTTCGATCTATGAAAATACAGAATATTATGGTAAAATTACGAAGGTATCTCATAAGGATGATTATGGTTTTATTACTTATCCTGAGAATGAAAATCCAATATTTTTCCATGTTTCACGTTGTAATATAAAATTAGATAGTAGTTGTGTAGGTGAGAGAGTTAAATTTAAGATTCATATTGGTTCTAAAACTGAAGCTATTGATGTATCTTTAATAATGAATCCTAGTAAGAATATTAAATCGGATAAGAATATTAAATCTGAAGCATTTAAGAATTTAAATTGTTATATGAAATAAATATATTATATGGAATCTAAATTACTCAAAGGTCGTCCGGTTGCTGATAAAATCAATAACAATATATCGGAATATATCAAATTGAATAATATTAAAACATCACTAGCAATACTATTAGTTGATGAAAGACCAGATTCACTGACATATATTAAATTAAAGAGAAAAAAATGCGAAGAATTAGGTATTCGTTCTTTTTTATTTACTTTTACGAGTGATCAATCTATTGAGCCAATAATAGAATTAATTGATGAATTAAATAAAAAAGATGCTGTCGGTGGTATAATTGTTCAATTACCGTTGCCGGAAAATTTTAGTGAAGAAGATGAATATAGGATATTAAATCGTATTATTCCGGAAAAGGATGTTGATGGATTTCATTCAAAAAATATGGGTAATTTAGTATTAAATCATGATAGTCATATTCCTTGTACTGCGGAGGGATGTTATGAATTATTACAATATTATGAAATACCTTTGAAAGGAAAACATGTAGTTATTATAGGATCAAGTAAGGTTGTTGGCTTGCCTTTGTCATTATTATTACTTCATAAGGGTGCGACTGTTACATTATGTAATAAAGATACAATTAATATAAAGAATATTACACGAACAGCTGATATTTTAGTTACAGCCTGTGGTGTTCCTTCTTTAGTGGATAAAGAATGGATCCAGGATAATTGTATTCTAATTGATGTGGGTATCAATCATGTTTTTGAAAATAAGAAAAAGAAGATTGTTGGGGATGTAAATTTTGACGATGTTATTGATAAAGTCAAGTATATTACACCTGTACCAGGGGGGATCGGTCCCTTAACTGTATCAATATTAATGAAACATACGGTGAATTTATAAGAATTATTTATTTTTTATTTTTTATGATAATCATAATATTTTGGAGTAATTTATCAAGAGATTCAGTTGTAGTATAAAGCATTCTGAATCTTCTTAATTCATTAATTTTCATGTTAGAGATATCAGCTTCTTTTTTGAGATGATCATTTAATTTATTGATAGTTTTTTTATTATCTTCGATAGTGTTTTGTTTCTTTGTTATTTCTTCTTCGGAATCATTTTCATTTAGTTCTGGATTTTTAATTTTGTTTTGTGCATTCATGATTTTATTTTTAAGATCATTAAATTCTTTAAAAATAATTTCTTCTTCGGATAATAATTCATCGTGGCGATCAATTTGCCACCAATAAAAAAAATCATCATAGGATAATTTTTTATGTTTTTCTTCATCAGAATAAGATATCGTTAAAGATTCTTTTGTTTTATTTTTAGTGATCGTAAATTTAATTTTCTCTTTCAGAATATTTATAATATAGATTGCTACATGAAGATCAAATTTAAAATCAAGGAATTGTTTATTTGATTTTTTAAAATCATTAATGATATCGTACCACATTTATTAGAATGAATTATTTTTTAACTTTAATTTAAACGTTAATCATATTTATAATGATGTTTGCGATAATAGAATAGCATTGTTAGACTATAGATCATGAATAAATAAAGGAAATAAAATGGTTTTAGTAAACTAAACTCATTTGGAGTTAGAAAATTGATAAACAGTGTCATAATAATAGCTGCGAAGCTCATTGAATATATCATTTCTTGTAGTTCATCATCTTTATCTTCTTTGTATAGTCTCTTCCTTTTTTCTTTATAGAAATCTTTGTTGATTAGATGTCTATCATATAGTTCATCAATTGTTCTTGTATTTGTAATTTTAGTATGTGGATACATAAATTTGAGATCATCTTTCACTGAATCCATATAATTCATAAAATTGAGACATGATTGTTTGTCTGTTACAACATGATCCATTTTAAATTTGAATATCGTTACAAATTCCTTAAAAAAAATAAATCAAATTTTTAACGATATAATATTATTTATTTTGAAAACTAATTTTTAATGATTTTCTTGTTGAGACTGATAAATTTCCCATTGGAAATGATCTTTTTCCGGCTGAACCTTAATGATTCTATCATCCCCTTTGATAACAGGTTTGGTTGGATATTTCTTTTTCTTGGGAGGGATTGTCCTTCTCCGCTTAAGACTTTTGATTCCTTTCTTTTGTCGTAGTTTAGTTCTTTCACGATTTGAGCTCTTCGTAGATGATTCATCTTTTGATGATTCAGTGATAAGAATATCATTTGAAATCTTCTTTTCATTCAGTTCAGAAGTTTTCATATCTCTCCTAACCGAAGATTCATTCAGAATATGAAGGAATTCATCTCTGTTTTCAAGATCACACGTCTTGTCGATAGAGACATTATTCAGAGTTACATCGGACCATTTCTTTTTTGGATACAGATGACCATTCTTTACACCTAGGTCTCGATGATGGAAAGCTTGACGATATCCATCTTCATCCTCGATAATTTTGAAGTGATGGGAGTCGTGAAACATTTTGAATTGATTCTTTGTTGTTTAATAAAAAATATATCACAAAGGAGATCAAATTTATTTAGACAAGTGGTGAATAATACAATGATTCACTTTATAAAGTTTCTCTTTAAAGATTATCTTTAGAGGGAAACAATAAGACAGAAGAGATATCCCGCAAGTAGAAACCAGAAACAACCACAGGAATTATTGTTTGTCATTTTTATAGTAATGAAATTTCTTAAAAAATAGAAATCAAATTTATTAGAAAAATGGAGTATTTTAAAATAATTTTAAAATAGTTTTGAATCCTTTCATAATAGTTTCAGATGGTTTGAATGCGTATCCTAACATAATTGCTAAAGCTACAATTAACGCGACGATGAATGAACTTGTAACCGGGACTTGTTGATGATGAACCATCATATGCATAAATTGGCCTTTCATGGAGAGAGATTTAGCTCCTTCTTTTGGCTGTTTTTCTTCCTGTGTTGCGAAAGGAGATAATATCATAGGTAAAACGATATTCAATACGATAGCAAAAAATACGGCATTCATGACACAATTCATTCCTTTACTCATTTTTATAGAGTAGAATAGAAAATAAATTTGATAATTTATTATGATATATTCAAAAAAAATAAAAATGACTTGGAAAAGAGAGTTAAAACGTGAAATTATTGATCAAGGATTAGATATGGGTGAATTTACTTTACAAGAATTATTTACTGTATCATTAGGAAGTCTTCAATTAAAATTTCCGAATAATCATACATGTAAAGCTTCTATTCAGGGAACATTACAAAAATTAAGAGATGATAATTATTTGAGATTTATAGATAATAAAGGAACATATGAGGTTATTTCTTCTGAGAATGATGAATGGAGAAAATTCGTTACAAACTATCATAATTTAAAATAATATTCAATTAATTATAATGGATCAATTAGTTGGTGGATACAGTGAGAAGGATTGGTTTTTACAATTGAACGATGAAGAAAAGAAATATATAATTGATCATCCGGATCCTTCACATATGATTTTTTATCTGAAGCAGGGATTATCATTTAAGAATTCTTTAATGAGGGGATATAAAGATTATATTGTAGAGGATAAAAATAATATAAATAAATGATCCAATTAATAATAAATTATTATCGTAATATAGATTCGGAGATTAGGAGATGTATTATAGTTAATTTATTGATCCTTTGTTTTATTTTTTCAACATTTTTGCCATGGTTCCGATATTATAGATATTATAAATATTTAAGGAATTATTATCTTTTACGATTAAGATTACAATGAATCAATTAATAAATATTGTAACGAATAAGATTTTAATATTTTATTATCAATATATTTTGATTCCATATCATAATATAGATAATGATATTAAAAAATCTTTATCTTTGTTATTAATATTATTGGGAGGATTTGCGACGATATCTTTGAGACCGAGTTTATTGAATAGGGCAATTGGTTTGAAATAGATTTAAACATATTGTCTAAATTGAATAGAAATGATAAGAGCATGTATATTTGATTTGGGTGGTACGATAGTAGATAGATATTCATTGACTCCTTTTTTATCGTTAAAGAAAGCATTTTTAAAGAACAAATTGTATATAAGAGATGAATTAATATACAAAGATATGGGTATAAGTAAATCGGAACATATTCGTAGGATAACAAATGATCCTGAAGTTAAACATCAATTTTTTGAGTTAGAATGCAGTGATATAAGAGAAAGAGATCGTTTAATTATTTACAATGATTTTAATGAGATACAGGGGAGAGCTGCTTCAAAGATAAATATTATACCGGAAACGAAAGATATTATTGATTATTTGAGGAATAAAGATATATTAATAGGTGTAACAACTGGATTTAATAAGGAGATAACAAATATTATTCATGATCGATTAGATAATGAGGGTATTTATATAGATAAATATGTTTCTTCAACTTGTTTAGACGCGCCTTCGCGTCCTTATCCATTTATGATAAATCATATTATGGATGAATTTAAGATAGATGAATCATACAATGTAATAAAATTAGATGATACTGTTATAGGATTAGAGGAAGGAAGAGCCGCGCATTGTTGGACAGCTGGTGTTTCAAGATGGTCAACAAATATGATGGTTAAATCGTTAGATGAATCTTATAGTTTAACCTGCGATGAAATAAAGGAAAAGAATAAGATCTCACGGAATATTTTAAAGAAAGGTAGACCTCATTATATATTGGATACATTAAATGATTTACCAGAGGTATTAGATATAGTAGGAATGAAAGTTAAAATAAGTATTTAAAAGGATTATATACTTAATCAATAAATGAAGTTATCGGTTATTGTGAATCATTGTCATAGTTTTCTAATTATTTATTTATTATTTGGTTGGCTCATCGAGAGTCAGAGAGATATTTTAGTATTTGTTCTACCAACACTACAATATCAATTTTTAGTGAATAA